ATATACTAAATTAAATGTTGAAGGTACATTTATTGTTGGATTTTGGATGGAATAAGTAACTTTATTGGCGTATTCAACATCGCCTCCGAAAGTGAATTCTAAACCGTTTAAACCCAACCTAACAACAACATTATCACTATTTGTTAATGCGTTTTTGGCTTTAACTAATGCTGTTATTGCTTCATTATCTACCGCTACTTGAATCTCATGATCCTCAGAACCATTATATTTACCTGTTTTGGGAATGGTTAATAGGTCAGCTAAGGCATAATCTAGATTAAACTGGTTATCTGCTATTAATAGTTTAGATATTATTCTACCTTCTTTAGCATAACCAAGATCTAAATCACCACCTGTAATAGATAATAATTTATCTAGTTGTGTAGTGTTATTAATTCCAATTTCAGATTCAGGTAATGGGAAACCATTATAAGTTACTGTTCCTAACATCTCACGAGTAGGAGCAGTAAAGTTAATAGTTAGCTTTCCATCAGCATCTATTTCCCATTTAACATTTTCAATTTGACCATTCAAATGGTACTTTTCAATAATTGCTTGTAGTTGTAATTTTGATATCATGTTTGAAATATAATAAAACCTTTATTTAAAGCCAAACTATTTAATAAGGCATTTCACGAGTGTCGAATCCATATGTTCTCACTATTTTTGATTTCAGATTAGGACACATCTCTCTAATTTGTTCATCAGTATATTGTTTTGCTAGGGGAGTACCCTGTATATGTAATTCACCTCCTATTTCTAAATCTTTAGGAAGGGTTTTAACAGAAGTCCAAATCATCCATAAATCCCCCTCTACTTTCAATCCATTAGGGATATCCTGAATATTAGTATTACTTATATCTAGGTCACCATTTATTTTTAAACCATCAGGAAGTGTAGTTAGATTATAATCATTATCAAAAGATAAATCACCTTTAATATCTAAGTCTTCTGGGGTGAGAGTATCGGGGCCACCGTACTCTAGTTTAAGTTTAAGTGGTACTCTATATTGTGGATCTTTATCTTGTATGAATTGGAATAAATTGTAGATTAGTTTTTTTTCTTCTTCAGACCAATCTATATCCAAAATGGAGTTATCTTCTTCTTCCATATAACTATCTGTTTCATAATTGAATTGGAATTTAGAATCACTACCTGGCTTAATAAAAATAAATAATGGGCCTTTAGAGATATAACTTTCAAAATGGGTTTTAGTTTTACCTGTAGCGGTACACCATTCTGTTCCTGATCCTAATTCACAAGACACTCCGTATAAGTCTTTTCTACCTTGAGGTAATTTGTAAACATTAAATCCATCTACTGATCCTAGATAAAATTCCTTATATTTATCTCCTTTCGATACTCCTTTTTGTTGAGATGGGTCTTCAGATTCTTGGTCTGCTATTTTGATTGATGTACCTCTAAATTTAATTACATCTTCGTATGTCTTGTATTGGTTAATATCGGAGAATGGGTAATCTTTTTTACGGCGATCAAATACGCTAAAATATTTTTTGAATTTGTAAATATCTTCTGCTTTAATAATCTTGTCTGCTACTTTTTTAGCTAACCAAGTTATATAAGCTGTTTTAGGAGTAATACTTGTTATCTCATTAAAATCTTTTTCAGATATTTTACCTGAGTCTACAAATTGAGTTTTTAATTGCTCAACTGATACTTCAGTTAATGCTTCTTTTAATAAATTAATCAATTTAATCATGAATATAAATATGATTAAGATTTTTCTTCCCACATAAACCCACCAGCTGTATTTTGTCTTCCATTTATAGTAGCACGTATATCTATTGAGCTGATTCCGGTTTGTTTCGCTGCGTCTGCTGCGGATGGGTATTCTGCTATAGGTATTTTAACTATTTCATATCGATATTGGACAATAGGAATAGGTTTACCCGATGTTTTTCCTGTTTTACCTTTCCCATTTTGGCTTATTTTAGCTCTAGTTTCTTCACTATGTTTTCTTCCTATAAGTTCAGGCCTAGACATTCCTTTTTCCCATCCTTTAGAAGATAAAGTCATGTTATAATAATTAGAATCTTCTACTACATTATAAAATTTTAACCAATATGCTTCTCTTTCTAACAATTCTTCTTTACTGTTACAATATTCTAAAATTTCTTTTTTAAAATTTTCTTTACCGTATTTTTTAATAGCTTGTTTTAAAGCTTTACCACCTCCTATATAATTAGATCTGTTCCAAGCATCTCTTCCAATATATTTTTTATTATTAATGAGATTTGTTGTTTGGTATATTACCATAATATTAATATTTACAAAACGGGGAAATTCCCGTTTATTATAAATATACCTAAAATGAGAAAAATTTATCAACGTTTGCATTAAGTGACGGGAACGACCAATTAAGATCCTTATAAAGTTCCTTTAATTTGTTTAATAGTAGTGATTCAAAAATCTCATCTACATCAATATATGTTTTAACAAACTTTTCAATTTCATCAGGTACTTTAGCATTTGGTAATCCAATTGTATCTAACTTATAAGGATTAGCTTTTAAGTTAATAATGAATATTTTATCACCTTCTACTACTGATTCGTATTGTTTATCTAGACGTTTAAACTTTAATAAGTCATTATAACGAACAGCTGCTTTAGTGTTACTAGGTGCTTTTAGTCTGAATGTACTAAACATTTCACCTGCTCTAGGAGCGTTCCTATATGAGGCTATTTGTTTTACACCTGTTGGTTTACCTAATTCTCGAGGATCTAATGTCTTAACTAATTTATAGAAGTCAATTATTGTCTGGTCTATTTCTGTTTTAGCTTTACCAAACAAAATATCTTTAATAAATTGTTCACCAAATCCTTTAAATCGTTTATTCATGTTGGACTTCATTAATTCAAGTCCTTTCATGTCTAGTTCTTCAACAGCAACACCTTCCTTATTAGTAATATACATTGCATATCTTCTCTTACCTGTAACTAAGATACCTTTAGCAATTACCTCTTGTTTTAATTGGAAGTAATGTTTTTTAGGATTAATATTAAATGACTCTCTAACAATAGTATTTAGATTATTATTTGACTCAGTTTGAATCTGGTCTGTTATTTTTAAAATAATTTCATTTTTATTAATATCATTAACATCAATACCTTGAGAATACATGTATTCTAGGATATTTCCTAAACATATATATAAACTATCAGTATCACTTATAATAATGTTTTCTTTATTTTCCATAACTCCATTTGTAACCATTTGTTTGTGAAAATATTCCTCTACATACTTTAGAAATTGTTGATGAATTACTTCCTGTTTTTTCAGCTGCTTCTAAGGTGTTAGAATATTTTGCTATAAAATTTCCTTGTAAATCATATTGTATTACAATTTTTGCTTTTTTAGATGGTCTTCCTTTAAGTGCTTTACTTACTTTTTTACCCATACCTTTAGGTTTAGGAACACCTAATCTAACTTCTCTCATCATATCCCCAAATCCTTCTGGTTTAGGTCTTCCTTTAAGAGCATCACTTTTTCGTTTTCTTGTTTCTTTAGATTGCTTTTTACCTAACATAGGTTTTTTATCTTTTCTCCAATTTTTATATTTTTCTATAGATTCTTTAGTATGGAATGAAGGACCACCTCCTCCCATGTTGCAATTTTCTAACTCAAATCCCCAACTTTTAAATAGATGAATATACATTGTTTAAATTGTTTTTTTATCTTCTTCTAAACATTCATCTATTTCAATCATTTCAACTTCATTTCCTTTTTTACGTCTATGATCATTTAAACGATTTTTTAAATGTTTAGTATATCCGATATAAAACGGAACATTATCTCCTCTATGTAAATAATATATCTTAATCATAATATTCATTTATTATAAATATTACGAGTGAGGGGCAAGGTTGAATTTTTTTATTAACTCTTCTTTACTCATTTGTAAATATTCATTATTAATTTTATCATTTACAAACTCAATTGTCTTTTTAGTTAGGGATTGACCACTGTTAGTAATAGCAGCACTACAAATTAAATGTCCGTCTGTATATCTCCATCCATTCTTAGCAAATGTACCATACATAGCATTTTGTAAGATCTTAAATGAGTGTTGAAACAAATCATATAATTTATAGTTAACCCAGTCTTCAGTTTTACCTGCTGTTTTCTTTAAACCTCTATAATGTTCTCGTTTATCAAACCAACCCTCTAAAATCTTAGCAACTACACTCTGTTCATCAGTTCTAAACATAGCACCTGAAGCTGATAATGTGAATTCATTGTCTTCAATTAGTTTAATTAATTTACTAACTGGTATTTGGGCTGCTTGTAATGTGTAGTTCTTTTTGTTTATTTTTTCAACTGTTATTATTTCATTAGGATCTCGTTCTTTAAGTTTTTCTAAACTATGATTTTGTTCATAAGTAGGATTTAAAGTAACAATTCTACCTACTAATGTTTCAATTCCTAAATTAAGTGATTTAATGATTGAAGGATATAGTGAGGTGAAGTCTAAGTCAATTACATCAAAGTATAAACCTGGTACTGGTTCTAATATAAACCCACCAGCATATGTTGAATTGGCTAATCTAAGAGATGGGTTGTGAGTTGTTGGTTTGTTAGGTGAAATGATACCTTCACGTCGTAAGTGTTTTAGAATAGCACCTTCATTCATTACCGTGTTATAATAAACTGACTCATAAGGTATATTACAGATATGAGAAATCATAACTGTTAATTCAATAAACTTTAATTTGTCTTCTAGTTTTTCTAAAATCTCAACATCTCGTAAGTTGTAATCAATAAAAGTATTTAAATCATCTCTAAACAATGTGTTTAAATTACCTTCATATTCAATCTTACCTAACCCAACATATTTGGTTCCAATTTCACCTAATTTATATGATGGTTCCTCTTTCATAATGTATTTCTTATGAAGTAACATATAATCTAGATGATTCACACCACCAATTTTAATTTGATTTTCACCATTAAATTCACGTGCTTCTACTTTACCTATTGGAGATAAACGGCTTACTTCATCCTTACCTACAACTTGCGACATTCGGTAGTATAAGTATGGTAAGTCGAAATATGCCGAGTTATAGCCAACTAATATAGTGGGATCTAACTCTTCATACTTGGATAAAAACTTACCTATTAATTCTCGTTCTGAGCCACAAGGTATAATTATTTTACCATCCTGGTTTGTCTCAGATATTTGTTTTGACTTATCAACAATGAAACATATTTTTTGTTTAGTAGTCATGTCTATCAGAGCGATAGATGTTAAAGACATAGGAGCAGATCTAATATACTCAGGTGTTAATGCACCTCCCATTTCAATCTCGATATCTATATAAACTATGTTATGCCAAGAAGGAACTACATCATCAAATTTGTAATATAATTCTCGTAACACATACAACGATTTATCAATATCTTTCTCTAATAAATCAGGATCGTTTTTGTCTAATTTTTTAGTAGGTATAGCCCATCCACCTGTTAATACAGGTTTAGCTCCATCTTGCCATTCATTTACTCTTTTCCAGTAAGTAGGCTGGAATTGGAAATCCATCCAGCCTTGCTTATCGTCTCGTAAATGGTAGGTATAAGTTTGAAAGTCGTAATATATTGCTTGATACATTTATTTCTTATCTAGAAACTGTTTAAGATTTGGTCTGAAGTAATTTATTGATTTCATTACTTTACGATCTCGAGAGCGATATACTATATAGTAGTCACCTTGTTTCTCATAATGGCATCTTTCACCTTGTTCTTGTTCCCGAACTCGAGTAGTAAAATTTGCTTCCTCTTCTGTTTTACAAACTTTACTCATATTTGAAGCCTGGACTTCAGCATATGCAGGTAATATTTGATTTTTTAGACCATGAAGCATAGCTCCGTTACCTAATGAAACATAAGTAATATCACAAAGTGCATCTAACACCTCTACAATATTTCCTGTTTCACAAGCGTCTTTATATTCTTCTAGTTCCTCTAGAATAAAATTATAAACAAACATCCATTCATCTTTAGATGGAATAGTAGGTTCATAATTATTTGGTTTACCCATTGTAGCGTTAAATTCCTCTACTTCGCTAACAAATGGAACATAATTTTCTTTAGATTGAGACATGACCATTATTTATTTTAAGTGAATCAAAAAATTCTTTACGTGCTAAGTTATCATTTTCCATAAACACACCTGATGCTTTA